CTCCGCGCTATCTACATACACAAATGGGCCATAATGCCTACGATCCGTGCCTATTCGTGCTCAATCGGTAGGTTTCGTAGCTTATTCGCAACGCCACCGGGCAACGCCGGGCGCCCCGTTTATGCAGTCGCCGCGCCCTGCGCATTCACCCGTGGTGCATACTCGGCCGCGTGAGCATGACTATGCAAGGCCCCTCGCTCGTCGCCGCCAACCGCTGGCGATGGTCGAAGGTGCGGGCGCTCGTCATGGCCCGCGACCGCCGGCGATGCCAGCTCCGGCTCCCGGTCTGCACCATCGACGCCGAGGAGGTCGACCACATCCTGCCGCGCTCCCTAGGCGGCGATGACGGGATGGACAACCTGCGCTCCGTCTGCAAGCCCTGCCACCTGGGCCGGGGCATGAGCGAGTCCGGGCGCAGCCCGTCCCGCTTCAGCTACGGCGCCAGCCGTGTCGTCACCCGCGACTACAGCCGATGACCGCCGTGCGGGAGCGGGCCGTACACTCGGTCCTCCGGGGCCACGCGAAGCCGCGTGTCGCCCCACCCGTCCCCGCCCGGTCCGACGTCAAGGGGTTCCGGGCCGCTGCTACCGAGATGGGCATCACGCTCATGGCGTGGCAGGAGGAGGCGGCCCGGTACATCACCGCCGTCGGCCCCGGCAAGCGCCACCTCTACCGCGAGGTGTGCCTCCTCGTGGCCCGCCAGCAGGGCAAGACGACGCTGATGAAGCCGCACATCGTGCGCGAGCTCCGGGGCGGCAAGAAGATCATGCACATCGCCCAGAACCGCGAGCTGCCGCGGCAGATGTTCGGGGTGATCGCGGACGCCATCGCCCAGGCGGACGAGTCGCTCCTGCCCCGCCGGCGGGGCCGCATCATCTGGCCCCGGTACGGCAGCGGCCAAGAGGAGATCGTCCTCAACAACGGCGCCGCCTACCGGATCGCGGCGGCCAACCGGGGAGGCGCCCGGGGCCATGCGAACGACCTCGTCATCATCGACGAGCTACGCGAGATGGAGTCCTTCGACGTCATGGCCGCCGCCGAGCCGACGCTGGCGATGTCCGAGGACCCGCAGATCATCTACCTGTCCAACGCCGGGTACGACCGGAGCGTGGTCCTCAACTCCGTGCGCGACCGGGCGGGCAAGGATGAGGCGCTGGCCTTCCTCGAGTGGTCGGCGGCGCCCGACCGGACAGCCGATGACCGCGATGGATGGGCCGAGGCGAACCCGGCCCTCGGCTGGTATCCGCAGGTCCTCCGCTCGCTGGAGTCCGACTACCGCAAGGCCGTGCTCTCGGGCAACCTCGCGCTGTTCGAGACGGAGCGCCTCTGCCGCTGGGTCGCCACGATGCGCGAGCGGCTGGTGGACGAGTACGCCTGGAGCCTGTGCTGCTCTGACACCCCGCTCCCCGACCCGCGTCGTCCGTTCATGGCGGTGTCCATGTCCCCGGACGGGTCGCGGGCGAGCGCCGCCATCGCGTGGCAGCAGGAAGACGACACGATGGCCCTGCGTCTCGTCTTCGACGTCACGGGCTCGCCGATCAACACCGACGCACTGGGCAAGGACCTCCGCGAGACGGCCGTCCGCCTGGGCGTCGCGGTCGTCGGCTTCGACCCGCTGACGGACGCGGCCCTCGCCAAGTTCTTCAAGAAGCCCGAGCCCATCAGCGGCATCAAGTTCGCCAACGCGACCGCCCGCTTCGTGACCGTCGTGGCCGCCCGCCGGCTGGCCTGGCACGATGCCGCGCAGGTCACCGACGACCTGACGTGGACGGCCCGCAAGCCGCACGACGAGTCCGGCTCCTACCAGGCGGTCCGCGCCAACGACGAGCGCCCGATCACCGCGGCGCTGGCATCCATCCGGGCCGTCTGGCTCGCGTCTGGGCCGAAGCCCACCGTTCCGAAGGTGATGTGATGGGCCTCCTCGAGAGCATTCGCACGTTCATGAGCCCGGTCCCACTGGAGCAGCGGGACACGTCCCCCGCGCCGACGATGGCCCAGCAGCTCGCCGCGCTCCGGTCGAAGCCGCGGCCGTGGCGGGCGCCGTCGATCACCGAGGCGCTCGGCGTGCCGGCCATCCAGCGCGCCGTGACACTGATCTCCAACACCACGGGCTCGCTCTCGATCGGCACCTACCGCAAGGACGTGGAGCTCCCCGACACGCCGACGGTCATCACCCGGCCCGACCCGTACGCCACGCCCGACGAGTTCTACCGCGACCTCGCCTACTACCTCGCGACCCGCGGCGAGTACGTGCTCTGGATCGCCGGCCGCAACAGCGCCAACCAGCCGACGGCCCTCGTGGTCGTCCCCGCGCCCGAGCTCAATGTCGAGCACAACACCCGCAACCGGCTGTTTCCGATCTACACCTGGGGGCCGCGGGACGGCAACCTCCAGCGCGGGACCCGCTTCGGACCGGCCAACCCCGCCGGCGAGTTCATCCACGTCACCTACCTCCGCGAGCCGGGCGCCCTGCGCGGCATCGGCCCGCTCCAGATGGCGGGCGCGGCGTCGTCCGTGTCGGTCGAGGCGCAGGAGTGGGCCGCCAACTTCTACGCCAGCGGCGGCTATCCCAGCATCCTGCTTCGCTCGGCCGTCCAGCTCACTGAGGACGAGGCCGGCGCCCTCAAGGCGCAGTGGGTCGGCACGCCGTCCAACATGCCCAGGATCACCGACCCGGGCATCGAGGAGGTCAAGGAGATCAACGTCAACCCCCAGGGCGCCCAGATGCTCGACTCCCGTGAGCACCAGAACGGCGAGGCGGCGCGCATGTTCGGCATCCCGGGTTCGCTCATGGAGTACGGGTCGCCCGGTTCGTCGCTGACGTACCAGAACCTGTCCGAGGTCTGGACCCAGTTCGTCCGGGGCTGCCTGACGCCCAACTACCTCGTCAAGATCGAGCAGTCGCTCTCGGACATCCTGCCGCGAGGCACCCGCGTCGAGTTCGACGTGGACGGCCTGCTGCGGGCGGACATCAAGACGCGGTACGAGGTCTACGCCTCGGGTATCGCGGCGGGCGTCATCGACCCCGAGTACGCCCAGCGCGCCGAGGGCATCCCGCCCGGGACCATCGAGAAGCCGGAGCCGGCCGCCGCGCCGGAGCCCGTCCCCGTCGCGGCCCCGCTCGACGTGGAGGACACCTCTCCTGAGGAGGAGGTCCCGCAGTCGCGCAGCCTGGCCGTCCGGTGCGACGGGGCGTGGCGGCGGCGGGACGGCAGCGAGGTCCCGTGCGGCAAGCTCCTTGCCGAGCGTGGTCCGTTCATCGGGACGTGCTCCCGCTGCCGGACCGTCCACGAGGCGCCGCCCGCCGTCGTGTCGCCGGTGGAGATGGCGATCATCGCGTTCATGTCGCGCGAGCAGCCCGCCCCCGTTATCACCGTCAACCTCCCCGAGACACCCGTCGCGCCGCCGCCGGGCGCCACTGTGACGAGGCTCGAGTACGACGAGGCAGGCAGGATCGTCGGCATCGCCGAGGCGTCCTGACATGGGAACGAAGGACGAGATCGTCCGGGCTGTCCTCGCGGACGAACTGCAACGCCGGGCCGCGCCGGTCACGGCAGTCGACGTCGCGGAGTTCCTCCGTGGACCAGCCGGCCCCACGGGCGACCAGGGGCCGACGGGTGAGCCGGGGCAGACCGGCGAGACGGGTCCCCAGGGCGAGGCGGGCGACACCGGCCCCACCGGTGAGCTCGGCGACGTGGGACCGATCGGACCAACCGGTCCCACGGGGCCGAAGGGCGACCGGGGCGATTCCGGCTACGGCGCCCGCGGGCCAGCGGGACCTCCCGGTCCGGCTGGGCCAGCGGGTACGGGCTCGACAGGCACGGGCTCGGGCGTCCCGCCGGGCGGCGCCACGGGCGAAGTTCTGACCAAGCTCTCGGAGGTCGATGGCGACGCCGATTGGGCACTCGGTACGCCTGGACCGACGGGGACGGCGGGCGCAACGGGCCCAACCGGGAGTACCGGTCCAACCGGCTCCACTGGCCCGACAGGGTCGGCTTCCACGATCGCAGGCCCGACGGGCACGGATGGACCGATCGGACCAACCGGTCCCACGGGGTCCACCGGACCCACTGGTAGCACGGGTCCCACGGGGTCCACCGGACCCACCGGCAGCGCCTCCACGGTCGTTGGACCGACGGGTACGGATGGACCAATCGGCCCCACCGGGACGACGGGCGCGACTGGACCTACCGGCTCGACGGGTCCCACGGGCTCCGCTTCGACCGTCGCCGGTCCGACAGGTCCCACGGGCAGTGCCTCGACCATTGCAGGACCGACCGGATCGACCGGTAGCACAGGCCCCACGGGTTCAGCGTCCACGGTCGTCGGTCCGACAGGTCCCACGGGCAGCACCGGACCGACCGGGAGCGCCTCCACGATTGCCGGGCCCACGGGCGCGACCGGGAGCGACTCCACGGTCGTCGGCCCGACTGGCCCGACAGGCAGCACCGGACCGACCGGCTCGGCATCAACGGTCGTCGGTCCCACGGGTCCCACGGGGACGACGGGCCCCACCGGGACCACGGGCCCGACCGGTACCACGGGTGCCCAGGGCGCGACGGTGACGGGACCTACGGGCACAACCGGACCCACCGGTACCACCGGCGCTGCCGGTGCGA